TGATCGGCTTCGATCTTGGTCTTGATCGAGTTATTGCCGCTCGGGGTGAGGAGCCCGTCGAGGTAATCTTGCGCGGCGCGGTCGGACATACGGCCTGCGATAAGGATGAGATCAACCGTTGCCGAGTCCGCTCCACGAGCGAAGACGAGATCCCACTCGATCGAGAGTTGCCCGACGACGAGGGCCGGGGGCATAAGACCGTCCGGGACGGTGTCGTAGACGCGGAGTCCGGTGATGTTGACGGCGGTCTTGAGTGCGTCGCGTACTTGGGACGGGATCATGCGATGACGTCCCTACGGTACGCGCGAGTCATCGCGGCGATGTCGCGTCCGAGGGGACTCATACGGATCGCGCCGAGTTCGGAGAGGCCGAGGACGCCTCCGACGGACGAGGCTCGCTTGAAGAGGTCGGCGGAGAGGATGAGTGTCGCCTCGATGATGTCGTCCGGGGCGACGCCGTTGTACCATCCGTACTTAGCGGTGACGCGGACGGCGGGTCGCCACGAGTACGGGGCCGGGAGCGTCGTCGCTCCGACCATGACGACCCGCGTGTATGGGTACTGCTTCTGCGGCGCGTTGATCGGGTCGAGAATGTAGTCCGTGTTGAACGTGAGAACTTGCGTGTAGTTCCCGTTCCCTGTTTGATCGAACGCGACCTCGATGTCGGTCGTCGTTGAGATGTCGTCAACGTCGAGGCGATACCAGTCGATCGGACGGTAGTAGCGTTGCTGAGCCGTTGAGTCGGCATAGAAGCGGCGATTCGTGATTCTGTCGATCGACCGGGAGGCGGATTCGATGGCCTTCTCGATCGTCGTCGTCTCGCCCGCCGTGAGGGTGCTCATGTTGGCGTACGCCTGAAACTGCGCGAGCGATGCGTACCCGTTCGTGATCGCCATCTCTACGCCTTCTTTCTTTTCTTGGGTTTAGTGTCGGCCCGCCTCGGAGCGGGTACTTCGATCGACTCGACGCGAGGAGGCGTAGCGGAGTCGGTGAAGCCGAGACGGGCCGACGACTGTACGCGATCGGAGACCGCGGTGATCGTTGCGCTTGCTCTGAGACCCCTAGAGACCCGGATCATGCCAGTTATGACCCGGGTCTCCGAGGGGAGATGCTCAGAACGTCGGGGTGACGAGACCCGTTCCGCCGATGAGCGCGAATGCGTTCGGGTAGCGGTTAGCGGTGTACGCGGAGTAGCCGTAGACGACCATCTTGACTTCGAGTTCGGCGGACTTGACGTCCTCGAAACGGAGCATGAACGGTGCGCCGCCTGCGGTCTCCCACAGATGCGACTCCTGCGTGTTGCCGATGATGATGACGTCCTCGTTCGCGCCTGCGCCGTTCGTCGTCGTGACGTTGGCGTCGGTGATGACCGGGAGTCCGGCGATCGTGTAGCCCGAGTTTCCGTAGACGACGGATCCGTTGCCGACGCCGATCGCGTTCTGCGGGCCGTTCTGAGTCGGCACGGCAAGCGGACGGCCTGCGGTGTCGACTGCGGCGAGGATGTAGGCCAGACGGCGGGGGTGCATGAGGATGAAGTTCGGGCCGCCGAAGTAGTTCGTCTGGATGCGCTGAACACCGTCGAGGATCTTCGGGTACAACTCTGCGACCGTCGGCGATGCGTCGGTGTAGGTGATGACCTGAGTGATCGTGTTGGTGAGCGACGTCGCCGAGGTCGTGACGTTGAGCGCGTCGAGTTGCGTGTGATACGCCGAGACGAGGTCTGCCATGACGAGCGAGTCGATGCCCGTGCCACGCTCGAGAGCCTGACGCGAGACGTTCTGCTGACCTGCGACGGTGACGACCGAGATGTCCAACTTGGTGTCGTCCATGTTGGTCTCCTGCACGGCGGAGCCTTCCGTCTGTACCGCGGTCGCGGAGCCCGTCGTCACCTTCGAGATCGAGAGGGTGAGGCCGTTGCCGGGGAGGGCGTGCTTACGCGAGACGTCCATGAACGGACGGCCTGCGCGAGCGAACGGGGCGGCGAGGTCGGTGAGGAACTGCGGGACGACAAGTCCGGCGAAGTTCGCCGAGGTGACGTCGCGCTTCTCGATCTTCTCTTCCTGCTGATGACGGGCGATGCGCTCGCGGGCGTCGAAGTCGCCGAGCACCTGTGCGGCGAAGGCGTCACGGATGAACGAGTGCTCGCCTTCGGGACGGTAGGTGCGCTCTTCGCGGCTGACCTTCCATCCGCCGACCTGACGGGTCTCGACCTTCGAGCCGTCGACCTTCTTCGCCAGTTCTGCGGCGGCGGCTTTGCGGGTCTCGATGTCGGTCACCTGAGCGATACGCTCGTCGAGTTTCTCGATCTCCTTCGCGAGGGCGGCGATGTTCGCGGCCTCGACCTCGGAGATGTCCCGATCCTCTTCGGCGGCGCGGGTGAGCGTCGCGTCGATGAGTTCGGCCTTGCTATTGCGCTTCTCGTGGAGAGCGGAGAGGAAAGTGTTCACGGTTTGTCCTTGTGAGGTAAGAGTTGCTGATGTTCCTACCGGGTGCTCGAGTCCTCGTCTCGCGGGTGCGGCCTAATGCCGGGTGCGCGTAGTCCGAGCCGAGGGTGCGGCCTGCTCTGATTCTAGACGTCGTGCGTCTATGTTTCGCAACTACTCGGCTTCGTGTTCGCGGACGATCGCGTTCGCCCATGCGCGACCCGCGTCACCGCCCCACAACGCCCACGCGATACGACCCGCCGACGGATAGCCGGGTTCGCCCTGTCGATACCCTTCGCCCTGCTTGTCGACCTCGTGTCGAGCGAAGTACGAACGCATTCGGACGACTGTGTCGTACGAGAGGGCGCGACGGTTGACGATGTCCCGGGCGCGGGCGACGCCTACGAGCGTTCCGCCGCGACCGTACACCTCGCGCCATGCGAGGCCGCGTCGAGCCTCTGAGACCATCGCATCGTTAGGACGGTATGCGTCCTGCCGTTCCTCGACTTCGACGGGTTCGGCTCGTTCTGCTTCTGCGATGTTGAGCGCGGCGAGTTGCGCGAGAGCCTCGCGGCGGGTGCGATGGCAACCTTCGACGGTTCCGTCGGAGTCCTTGACGACTGCGTACCCGGATCGGCAGTCGGGATTAGAGGTCTCGATGTGCCACGGCATTAGTCGAGGTCGGGCGTCATGACTCGGATCGAGTCGGTCGTTCCTTCCGCGCATACGGCGTAGATCGTTTGCCCCTGCGGTACGAAGACGGTGTGAGGCGATGAGTGCTTCTCGTACGGGACGCCGTTCGACGAAGTGACGTCTGCCCCTCCGATGTAGACGGCGGCGTTCCCGGTTATCTGGAGATAGACGGTGCGCGGAATGTCGTCCTTAGGGAGGATGAGTGAACGTGTCGCGGTGATGTCGTAGTTCTTGGAGATCATCGGCGGATCTTCGCGAGCACGTTCTCGAGTTGAGCGAGGTTGGGCTTCTCGATGACTTCGCGCACCGCGGCGACCGCGGCGGCGTCACCGTACGCGCCGAACGTGACGAGCGATACTTCGGCGAGATGGGCCTTCACGCGCTCAACGACGCCGTCCTTGCGGCGGAGATCCTTCAACGGTTGGAAGCCGACCGAGAAGTTGGTGAGAACGCCGTCGCGGACGAGTTCGAGAGCCTCGTCTCCGGCTTCGGTCTTCGAGATCCGGAACTCGCCGTAGAGGCCTGCGGCGTCTTCGCGGAGCATCGTGGCGCGTCCGATCGGGTTGTCGCTCTTGTGTTGGTAGAGCATCTTGACGCGGTTCGCGGCGCGGGTGACTGCGTCGAATGCGCCCTTGCGGAACACCTCGGTAAGTCCGGGATGAATGCGTTGCTCGCGATCGTACGGGACGCAGATTCCGCAGACGGTACGACCGTCGGCGTCCGCGCGTACTTCTAGGTCTAACTCGAAGTGTCGTGTCTCGATAGTCATACGATCTCTTCCGTATCCTCCGACGAGTCTACGTCGTCTTCGATGTCCATCTCTTCCATCGGATCGTCAAGTTCTTCGTCGAGTTCGGTCGTCCCTTTGACGTCGTCTTCGAGGTCGGTGATCGGCTCCATCGGGTCGAGGCCTTCGATCTCGCGCACTTCGTCGACGGTGAGGAAGCCCGCGTCGAGGGCGATCTTGTGGGCCTCGTAGCGGGTCTTCGTGTCGGGACGGAGGAGCGCGTCGAGGTTGAACTTGGCGTACTGTCCGCGTGGGAGGTACTCAGAGAGACGTTGTTCGCAACGTGAAATCCACGGCATGAGCGACCATCGCACGAGTTGGAGGTTTTCTTCTGCGACGTTTGAGTATGTGCGCGACGAGTTCGGTGCGCCGAGGTAGTAGCCGGGAAGGCCGAGGATGTTTGCGATCTCGGTGAGCGAGAACGTGCGAGCCTCGATGAGTTGCGAGTCGCGGGCGTTGTGCGAGATCTCGCGAATCTTCGTCGTCTCGTTGAGCACCGGGGGCGCATGGTTGATGCCGCCGTAATGTTGCATCCATTGAAACTTCAACTGATCGGCCTTCTCCTGAGAGAGATCGGGGTCGGTTGATTCGATGACGACGTTCGGTA